AGTAGGTTATTAATATGTCTGGGAACAAAGGCACAAGTCTTAGAAGAATATTCCTTATTAAATGGGAATAAAATGTCTTTATCCATAAACATATTTTCCCAGTGTTGTTCTTCCATCCAACCTTTGAACGCAGAAACGTATTTCCACTCTTCATTAACAAACGCTTTTTCATACGTTGGCTGGTTGGCCTTATACCGAGAGTAATAACTTCTAGTCAACATGCTGCTCCAACGAGCGTAAAAGGGACAGATTACTTTTGTCCTAGATTTACCATCCAGCATGTAACGTTCAACAACTGGATAATCTAAATCATTAATTCCAAATCCACAAACTGTTTTCATACTGTTCCTTAAAAGTCTTCTGGAAGCTCTTGGTGAAGGATGACCTCCCACGAGGTTTCATCAATTTTAAACGTATCACAAACACCTAGATAACTCCAAGGTCGGTTCTTCAATACAGTCAACCGAACATTGCCTCGGCTTCGATCTGGCAAGATTTCGGGTTCGAGTCCGATAATAACAAAGCTCAATTGTTCAAGTGCAGCAGAACCACGCATCATCTCTTTTGTTACTTTTACCCAAAACGGTTTGTCTTCTGCCCCTTTAGGGGGTTTAAACTGCTCTGCTGCTGAACGGTTAATGTGACTAACAGCAATTACACAAACATCATTTGCAGCACAGAAGGCAGCAAGCTCAGTCATTACGATGTCGAGTTCTTTTCGTTCATCCGTAACGTGGCTTCCGCTGACAACCATACTAAGGTGATCGAGCAAAATATAGCTGCAACCCTCGACCAAGTGCATATGCTTGATTTTATTCATAAGTTCGCTAACCGGTAAGCTGCCGAAGTGACCTAGCATTACCAATTGATCGTTATCTACAATTTCTGAATAAGCTTTCTGAATATCTTCCATCGAAGCACATTCTAGTGGTTTATCCTTAAACTTCAAGTAGTTAACTTTCAGTTTTGATGCAACCATCCGCTGAAGAGTTTCCTTGTTTGTCTCTTCAAGGAACACCATACCAACCTTAGCTTTACTTTCAATAAATGCACTAGCAAAGATAGAAGTAACTGTAGACTTACCAACACCGGATGGACTAGTCAACAAAACCAATTCACGCATACGAAAGCCATGTAGTTTATCCATTAGTTTTGGAAAACTGTTCACGTATACGCCTTCAGGTCGTGGTTCAAGAAGCTCTTCCAACGTAATATCACACGCCTTTACAATCTTTTCAGCAGAGTATGCACGCTTACCAAACTGTACAAGCTTAGCAAGTTCATCACTACGTCCAGCTTGAAGGTAATCAGAAGCATCTTTCAAACCATCTGCTGGTGCAACTGTCATCAAAGATAAGCCAGAACCTACAAAAGCGTTAGCAACAGCTTCACGGGCTTCATGGCCCTTCATAACCCCTTTCTTGGTTTCTGCTGGTGTGCAGTAATCGTCATCAAAGAAAATAGTCAAAGAATCGTGAGATGAAACGTAAGACTCATTGTGAAGCAAAGCCTCCACAGCATTAGCTGTACCAAGAGGGATAGACACTACAAGCGGTTCGATACCTTCGTATTTTGTACCCTTTACATTATCACAAAGAGACTGATAAACACTCAGGTGGTCCCATTGGCCTTCTGTACAGATAAGGTTAGTTCGTTTACGATTAATATTCTCTGCGACATCTTGCCCAAAGAGTTTGTTGTTAATTGAAACACTGCCGATTGCAGTCCAATGGCCTTTCTCGTCCTTGCCTTTGGTTACATCTTGTTTTGTATAGCCTACAACTTTCCCTTTCTGGTTGTATGAAGGAAAGTAGAAAGCTTCTGGTGTCTTACCATCTTTCTCAGACAGTGCAACCTTCACTCCAAACCGCTCAAGCGTAGCTTTACGAATACCACGCTCAGGTGCATCTACAGACGCATACTTCTTAACGTCATCAACTGTTTCTTTATTAAAAACTTCCACTTCTCGCTCCTTTAGCTTTTTGAAATAACTCACACCATTCTCCCTCAACCCAATTATTCCAACCCATCTTCAAGAATCTTAATAGCCCTTTTCACCTGATCCTTTAAATATACCCCATCTCCATCACTATTACAATCACATTCGCAATTCTTTTCAGCTTCTTCAATTGCTTTGTCTAGCTCATCTTGAGAGATCATGCCTTGAAAAATGTGCTCTAGAAAATCGGAGATGTCCAGACTTCCGCAACATAGATGCCCACTATAAGCATATGAGCGAAGTTCCTCGGGACTGATGTGTCTGTAGCCTTTCTTGATATCAATAGTCGCCATTGTAATACTCCTTGAGAGTTTCATAATCTTTCATGATTTCTTCACTTACTTTGCCGTACAAGAATGAGTAATTATATTCACAGTCTCTAAAGATTCGACCATCTTCACAATCACCGTTATTATGGTCTTGGAGAATACTATCATACTCTTCGTGAATTTCTTTGTCTTCTTCAGTCTGCACTTCAAATTTATCTAGTGCATATTCTACTTTACCGAAGCCTTCGCCCCAATATCCACGCGTCTCCTCACCGGCACGAGCAAGCATAAAGTATTTATCTTTCTTGTCCAACACTTCCAACACATCAGACCATTCAAAGTCTTCATCAAGATTATACTTAACCTGTAATCTCGCTTTAGCAAGGATTTCTTTCTTAGCTTTCTCGGTCTTTTCTGCCTCTTGTAGCTCTTTGCGGATCGTACCCTTGAGTGTGTCTGCATGACGCTTCAACGAGTCTACAGCACTCTTAATTAGCGTTAACATACGCTCACTTTCGTCGCTCACAGGGACATTGCGCTGCAAGTCCCCAAGGTATCCAGCAGAATGAGTTGTCGTAGTCTTTGTGCGTGAGCGTTGAGTCTTGAATTCAGATGTAGAATAGTTATTAGGAATACCAATGTCTTTCATAATCTGACTGATCTTTTCACGTACCTTCTGGTTGTTCTCAATCGCTGGAAGGTTGACTTCGTGTTCAGCTACCACTTTAAGACGTTCTACTTCAGCTTTCTCAAGGAGCTGGGAAAGTTTAGTGTCAACTTCCTCAATAGTCTTAGGATCCCGCTCATAATAGCTGCTTCCGTATTTGAAAGCATTCGCTGCATATGTATTAGCCACAGAAGGCATTGTGATTTTATTTAGCTTCATCACAGAAGGAATGTTACTTTCTGCTTTCTTTTCCAAAGCTGTCATCAAGCCTTTTACGAATTCGAATGCTTCGTCTACTGTCTTTACGTATTTCATTATTTACTCTCCAATGCTTCAAGCTCTTTAACCAACTCTTGTTTACGTTGCTCTTTCAACTCATCAGCAACCATTGTTTTATATTTATTGAACAAACTCCAGAAAGCCTCATACACAGCTTTAGAATTGTCTTCACGAAAGTACAAAGCATTATTCATTGTATCAGAGAATGCAGTACCATATGACTTCAATTCTTCAAAGAATGCATCAAATGTTTTCTTAGGATAGCTCCTATCCCACAAACCATCCCCACCAAATGTGTAGGCACCACAAGGAAAGCTAATCTTGAACAACCATTCATCTTTAGGCTGCTTACCATTATCTGGACAGCCGATTGTACGACCATGTTTCTCGCCAAACAGGCTGATCCCTGTCCAATCGTCATAGACATTTTTTACCCGAAGGTGTGTGCCAGATTGAATACCTTGCAACGGGATGCCGAAGCGGTCACTCACTTCCATGGCTTGCACAACAGATTTAAGGTGCTCTGGAGACAATGTGACATTCTCACGGTCAAACGCTTCAGAGTGCTTCTTGACCACTTTCAGTAGGTCTTTGTATGCTGCGATTTTGTTAGTCATTTCAAAAACTCCTTTGCTTGTTGAATTGCACCAAAGACATCGCCCGAACAACTCCACTCTTTAATAATGTTTCGTAAAATCTGTTCAGCTTCATTGCAATCCTCAGCATTTACATTGTTTGATGTCTTCAGCTCCTCAACTTCATGCGCCAGATACTTGATTACATCTGCTGCCGACATACCAGCAAAACCTAGCTCATTCGAAGCAATGATAGCCTCTTCATACCATTCTTTATAGCAATCGTTCATCTTTCTCTCCACCCCTATATTTAAATTAATCTTGCATACACCCTATACGTATATTGTTTCTTCGAAATGTCGATGACATTGAGAGCTTAGACATCTTTCATGAGTTGATAATAATTCTCAAGAGCTTCTTCTTTAGTAGTCCCGAACGCGTAATTGTCAGACTCTTGCAGATTCTCAAAGCCTTGTCCGATTACACAGAATGCCTCTCCATCCTTGAACACTTTAACATTCCACCAAGGTTTGTCAAGATGATCTCTGTTACAATCATTACAAGCCCATGTACCACCGTACGTGAAAGCTTTCGACTTACAATTACCATGCGGGAACGGATGAGTAAAGTAAATTCTACCTTCGCGGATCATCTCATCTGCCAGCCGCCAACCTTGTTGCCGTTCAAACCGATACGGACCTTGGAACATTTGACTTTGTGTATCACCAAACACACGAGAATTAAACCCACCTGAGAAATGAGCATTCCAGTTTTCAGTGCCGAAGATGTCTTGATATGTTTGCATATTGTTTCGCATGTCTATTACTCCTTTTGGTTGATGGCTTAATTAAGCTTTGCAAGAGTCTCAGCTTTAGCGTCTTCCTTACCACGTTCGTATGCTTCACCTTCAATGTCGCTAATAATCAGCATCCATTGCACAATCTCCATCAGCTCTGAGATAGCTTCAGAAGGTTTCAAGCTGTGTGAGTCTACGTAATATTGAATCTGCTCGTAGACGTCTTGTCTAAATGTTCCGTCGCCAAATGTGCTCATTTTACTTCCCCATCAAATGACACTAACTTAAAGTCCCAGTCGTCAATATAACCTGTCTCACAATCTTTGGAAATGTTAACAGCTTCAACATAGTATTTACCATCCTCCACTTGCTGTAAATTGATAATGTTTTCCAGCCCATCACAGATTCCAATATTATCACATTCATCCTTCAGTAGATCGTACGTTGTAAGTTTCTGAAGGACACGTATGGATTTCCCATAGAAATACGTGTCACCACGTTTATACGCCTCTGTTTGCACCTTTACAACACATTTGTTTTGCATGTCCGTTTCCTCATTAGGTTTGCTTTCAATACGTCACATTCTACACGTTCAATTTGCTATGTCAAGCACCTTCCCAACAAAATTCTCCTACACTCCATCCCAGTAAATTTATTCCTCATCTATGCGAATTTATTCGCTATCCCCTCTTGACTTCACCCCTTGATCTGTTATGATTGGCCTACATTAATTGAGGAGAAACGCCATGCAAAATCTAATTGAATCCGTGATGACCTACAACTACTACCCTAACCAGACACCAGCATGGGAAGGTTGGGAGTATATCCCTAATACGGAAGCTGACGTGCAGGCATTGGCTAAGGCTGCCGGGTTTTCGTCTCATGAGGGGGCTGAGGAAGCTTGCTTGCAGTATTGCCCTTCTACAAACCACTATGTTGTCGCTGTAGATGGCTATGTAGAGGAATTGGGTTCTGATGAATTTAAAAAGATTCTTGAGGCTTTGAAGAAATGAAAAAGAAATTTAAAATCATTGACGCATCTTCTGGAGAGAAACTTAAGCTTGGGGAGGGGCAGAGCTAATGCACAATGAATTCGTTGTAGAGCTTAAAGATGGCTCACGAGATTGGGTAGATCCTGTGATTGATGTCACCGAGGATGATGAATGGATTTATGTTGACAACGGACATGAATATCAGTATGAGAAGAAGCTGATTGCTAAGTGGACTGTTCGTCCTTATGGTGCAGAGACTACTTATGATGTTATTGGAGATGTGAAATGAAAGGCCCAACTATTGAAGAAGTACGAGCTTTGCAGCAAGAAACTGGTGAAGGAATGATGGCTTGCAAGAAGATTCTTGAGCAGAGGTATGCCGAGGAATATAAAGCCGAGATGTTGGGCAGACTTGATGATCTTCGTTACAATGTGAATTCACGAAATATGGATATGGGAGAAGCTATCACTGATATCTATAAATTGTTGGATTATTTGGTTAGGAAGGCTTGAACATGAACACAGACAACGGTACAGATTGGGACAAGGTAGGTAATGCAATTATCATCTATCACCAACAAGAGGAACGTCCTCTGTGGCTGAGTAGAGAGGATCTTGAAGAGATGTTGAGGGTGTTGGAGGGTGATTAGGTATTCCTTGTAGTTATCGCTTTCTCTGTTTGCTATAAAAACATATCATGTCAGAAAGCTTGCAATTGAGAGATTAATAGCGTAATATTTACACATGGACTTCTTCTAAGCGAGAGCAAATTAGAAGGTCATCGTACAGAGAGAGAAATGTCAACGGCCTATTTAGGCGCACTCACCGGCTCTGTATTAAAGGTTATGAAGAGGGAAGATCCTCGGCCAAGCTGAATCGAAGTTCATTATAGCGGATCGATTACGCCTTTGGGTGGAATGATGAACAATCTTGTTATCAGATTCTTGATAGCTCTGACCTAATGTCAGCCTAAGCGACAACTCAACAGAATGAGCTGTTATAGGGTAAGATAGATCAAAGTTATGTCTAGGCAGGAGGATACTTCTGTATGGCATTTCTTGGGATTAATCTATCTTTCCTAAACTCTAATCTAACAGAATAGGTATATAAGATATTAATATAATAGATAAGAAAGAGATAGAATGAAGATATACGAAAGTACTAAAGATCTAAATACAGATGTAGATAAATATAAATCTGATTACTACAACATCATTGGCTCTTACAGGAATGAAAATAATAAGCTTAGACTGGTAGTAGAGTGTGAAGTATGCAAACAAGATCCAGAACTATTTAAACTGGGATTATTTGATGTAGGCACGAAAACACTAAGAGATAAAGTAAGACCTTGCGGCTGTTCTGTAGCTCCCCAGTGGGAGGAATGGCAATATAAAATCCTATTGAATCGAAGAGCTTCTTTATTTAATTGTGAGTTCTTAGGTTGGTCTTCTGATTATATAGGTTCACAAACTAGAACTAAAATGCACTGCACGACTCACAACATAACTTGGGACGGTAGCTGTATAAACGATTCTAGACGATATGACATACTGTGTTCCGAATGTCACTCACAAAAGATGGTGCATAAAACAAGAAAACCTGATGACGAAGCAATTAAAAGTTTTAAAGGTTTTGCAGAAGACACAATCTTTACTAGATCAGATAAGAAAGCAAAGAACGGACACAGAGAGTATTGGGATGTACAGTGTCCAGAGTGTGCTATCACTTACACATCAAACTACAAGAATTTGATTCAAGGTTATAGAGGTTGTGAGTGTAACACCTTCAGACAAAAGCAAGTTTACCTACATATCCTCTACTCTGAGGATACACCTGTTGGTGTTAAGTTTGGCATTGCAAATAATTGGAGTGTAAGATTCAAAGGGTTGAATAAAAAGAACAAACTTAGGCTTGAAAACTACGCAGTATGGGAATTCAATACAACCTTTGATTGTCGTAAGGCTGAGCAGACTGTAAAAGATACATTCTCTTGTGGTGTAATACCTAAAGAGGAAATGCCGGACGGCTACACAGAGACAGCTTCGCTATCAGATTTTGGTGGTATTGTGCAACTGCTTGATTCCCTTACAGAAAGAAATATCCACACAGGGCCTTGACAGGCCCTTTTCTTTTGTCTAAAATTCGTTCACACAAACCAATTGATAGGAGAAACACCATGTACATTACAGGCAACAAAGTACGCATCATCTCTAGCCCCTACATAATGTTCGAAGTAGGCTCAGAATATACAATCAGTTATGTTGATGATCGTCCATATGGAATTTATATCCAAGAAGTCAGGTTTGATGGGGCTGATCCAGATGATACAGCTCAGTGGCCTTTTCATAGGGATGAAGTGGAGTTGGTAGAATGACAACAGTAGTCAACAAATACAAAGTAAGTATGTCCGATGCTGATATTGTCTATATCGGTAGAGGCTCAAAATGGGGAAACCCCTACACTAGCTTAAGCACACCAACCAAAGCAGAAATGCAAGTTGCTACACGAGAAGAGTCTATAGAACGTTACAAACAATATCTATGGAATCAGATTCGCAAGGGCGTGATTACCAAAGAAATGCTTCTTGAGCTTGACGGTAAGCGATTGGCTTGCTATTATGCTCCGAAGTCATGCCATGGTGATGTGCTGGTGGCAGCTATCGAATGGGCTAAAGGAGAAACAAAATGATCAATCAATTCGGCCACACAAATGATGTAAAATACTTTGAAGCAGCTAATGCTTTCATCCAAGCTGCTGGAGCTGATGGCTGGGAACTATCACAGACTTATCCAAGTGAACCAGCTATGCGAGCTTGCCGCCTGACACGAGACGGTTTTGTAATATCCGCAATCACGCGTAAAGATGTCGGTAAGTGGAAATACGAAGTTAGTCTACATGCTTGGGCACCAGATGGATTGTGTATTGAGCTGCCAACAGTTTACAATCCTGAAACATTCTTGAAGGCTGAGACTACTTGCGGTGTGTGCAAGAAAGAAGCAGACAAGACATATCGTTACAGTTTTGCAGGCAGAGCTTGTGCAGATTGTATTCCAGAAGCTCGTAAGAAACATGAACAACCGGGATGGTGTGATTGATATGTACTCAATTGAAAACTTCGAACCCTACACACTCCGCAAACATCTAGGAAATGCTATTGTCCTTGTGTGGAGTAAAACTGGAGGTTATCAATTTATGTCGGTGCTTGACAGGTTTAAGGCTATGGCTGATAATATTGACTTTAAGATTGTGGGAGTAGAGAGATGAACGTTTGGATTCTGACAGGTATAGATGCACATGACACAGTGGTCATTGGTGTGTTTAAGACAAAAGAGTTAGCAGAGATTGCTAAAGAAATGAATGAAGATTCTTATGCATTCTATAACATTCGGTGTTGGGGAGTTACACAATGACGATTAAAGATGGTGATTATTTCCACTACAGTTGGAAACCTAGCCTCATTCCTGCACACGATCCATACTGGTGCAGAGACAGAACATGCATAGCTCGCACAGACAATCATGGCGACATAGTTCTAATTGACACATACAACTATTGGCCTTTCAAAGATGGCAAAGAAGATACAAACATCTTCACACACGAAGGTTTGGCTCGTGAGTATTCTAAATATATTGATGTTGAAAGGTTTGACCTAGAATTCATCTGCAACCTGAATGATTATGAATTTGTGCATGAGTACGCTAAAGATGATTATGAAGGTGTTGTGTTTGTAGGGTATCAGTGCACAAAGAAGTGGGCTAAGCCTAAAGGGAGTAGTGTTAGTAAGATGGCAGTGTTGAAGAAATATGTGAAAGAATATAATGACTTGTTGGCTCAGAAAGAGTATATTGAGAGTCGGTTGCTGTCGTTGAATGATAAGATGAATGATAAGATGGATGAATTGGAGGGTATAGAATGAGTAATTGGCATGATAAAGCATCAGAACAAATCCAACAGGATCACACTGACGGTTTGATTTCTGACAAAGAATATTATCAGCAAATGCGTGATCTTGATGCTGAATATCAAGAATATGTGCAGCAGGAAGTTGATAGCTATCGTGATAGTTTTTACTAAGGAGAAATCAGATGGAAGCTCCAAAGAGCTTATTCATAATTGTCTGTGATGAGTGGACAGGGACACGCTATGCACGAAGTAATCTTGGTATCTATTCTACAATGGACACAGCTAATCAAGCACGTGAATATCTGCAAGCGAATTATAAGATCTCCGATATTGAGTATTGGGTCGATGAAGTTGAATTTTGTGAGGTGTGGAAATGAGTCGTGCATTTGAAGTAACATCTGTTTATGTGATTCGACAAGTTTCTACAGGCAAGCTTATCAAATTTGGGTCAAAGTGTGGTTGGGCTACGGTTGGTGCTGCTAAGAATGCTTTCGCATTACACATGCACACAACATATCGAGATTATTTCGCTGATGGTAAAGGACTGTTTGATAGCCAGAATGATTTTGTAATTGAGGAACTGAAATGAGCAGCAATGAACACATGAATCCAAGGCGTTACGACTTCAAAGTAGAATACCACGACTTTGGTCAAGCATCTGTACAGAAAATTACAACAGAGTTTGGACAATATGTAAGCTTTGATGCTTACTGGAATCTGTTGTGTGAATTTAGCGATTATGAAGATAGGCAATGGGAGGAAGAGTGAGCGTGTACAGTAAATGTGTCGGCACAGACTGCCTAAAACGTGATAGCTGCTTACGATTCACTGTACCACCACTCGCTAAATATCAGCCTTGGCTTGTGCAAATAGTAAGCGTTCCAGATACAAGTAAGTGCAAGTATTTTATTGATAATGGAGAGAAGTAAGGTGTTTCTATTGTTCTGCTTTCTACTGTATCCGACAATGATTTTGTTTATCATGTTCTCAAGCAATGATAAACACACAGGGAGAAATTAGATGTTACCTCCTTTACCACTAGATGTAAACAATACACAAATCAGGGAGGGTGATAACGTAGTATTCGGTGCTGACAATGGATCTTATTTGTACACAGGAAAGGTGTTCAAGATCACACCTTGCTTTGCATGGATGAAAGTAGATCCTAACGCAATCATTTTTCGTAGGGAATTTCGTAGGGTTGCAGTGATAAACCCTTGACGCCTCCAACCTAATCAGCTAATCTTACAGCCATGCACAGAACAGACATGTGTAAAACAAATTATTTAGGAGAGAATGCTATGAAGATTGTATACAGTCCATGCTACGGTGGTTTTTCTGTTAGTGAAGCTGGTATCATGCGATATGCTGAGCTGAAAGGGATCAAAGTATATCCTGAGAAAGCTAAGTATGGTCT